GAATGGAAAGCCGTGTACATCGAGAGGTGTAAGCACGGTTTGGGAGGGGCTTTGTGCAAACCTGTCATCGAAAGATGATAAGGCGGCACACTGCTACCTCACGAAAGAAAACTGGTGGAAGCATTGGAGGAAGAAAGTATCTTCCGTCAGATGGCAACGGTTATCAAGACTTCCAACGGCGACCGCAAGATTCCGATTGTGACTTCCAAGGGCGAAGCAGTCTGGATGGACGAGGAGCAGCAGTATACGCTCTCCGATGATACATTCGGTCAGGCATCGCTTTCCGCATATAAGCTGGGAACAGCAATCAAGATTTCTGAGGAACTGCTGAACGACAGTGTATTTGACCTGCCGTCCTACATTGCCCGTGAATTTGCCCGTCGTATCGGTGCAAAGGAAGAAGAGGCATTCTTTGTTGGTGACGGCAAGGGCAAGCCGACAGGTATCTTCCATACCGTAGGCGGTGCAGAAGATGGTGCAACAACAACCGGTGCAAACATTACCTTTGATGATGTGATGGAACTGTTCTATTCTCTCAGAAGTCCGTACCGCAAGAAGGCTGTGTGGGTTCTCAACGATTCCACGGTTAAGGCACTTCGTAAGCTGAAGGATAACACAGGCAACTATATCTGGAATCCGTCTGTGCAGGCGGGTGTGCCGGATACCATTCTCAATCGCCCTTACAAAACATCAAGCTATGTGCCGGAAATCAAGGCTGGCAACAAGTGTATGGCATTCGGTGACTTTAGTTACTACTGGGTGGCTGACAGACAGGGACGCTCTTTCAAGCGACTGAATGAACTCTTTGCTATGACCGGACAGGTTGGCTTTCTTGCAAGTCAGAGACTGGACGGCAAACTGATTCTCCCGGAGGCTATTAAGACACTTACCATCAAGAAAGCGTGATGTAAATGATAACGCTGAAAGAAGCGAAAAATTATCTGAGAGTGGATTACGATGAGGACGACAGGTTGATTCAGAATCTGCTGCTTACAGCTAAAAATCTGGTAATGGACGTTGGCAGAATGGACGAGGATGCTTTTGCCAGAAATGAAGATACGGTGCGGACAGCGATGCTTTTCGCACTTGGTTATCTTTATGAAAACAGAAGTAATCCCGATTATCAAAAGCTAACGCTGAATCTCAGGTCAATTCTGTTTGCACAGAGAGAGGGCGTGATGTAATGGAAATCGGAAATCTGAATCAGAGAATTACCATTCTGGAACACAGAACTGTTATTGACGAGATCAGCAACCATATCACCAAATGGGAAGAAACATTCTCCCTATGGGCAAAGGTGACTGTAAAAACAGCAAGTGAAAACACTGATGTAGGGGTAACTAAAGAAGTACAGAAGCTTGAATTTCTTGTCCGTCAAACTCCTGCATCGCTGAACATCAACAGCACCAATTTCCGTATTCTTTTCAGGAATAACATTTACAATGTCACCGGAATTACTCCTTTATACGACCACAACAACTACATGAAAATTGAGGGTGAGATACGAAAGGCAGGTGCTTCCGATGACTTCAATTGATGCAATGGCTGATGAGATTATGAAAGGTCTGACAGATTATGCTGACCTTGCAGATACGTCAATGAAAAAGGCGGTCAGAAAAACTGCAAAATCTGTAAAAGATGAAATATCTTCAAACGCTCCAAAGCGAACAGGTGCATATTCAAAAAGCTGGACTGCAAAAAAGACAAAAGAAAACAGTCATTCTCTTGAAATGACTGTACACAGTAAAAATCGTTACCAGCTGGCACATTTATTGGAGAAAGGTCATGCTAAACGTGGCGGTGGACGTGTATCCGGCAAACCGCATATTGCTCCTGCAGAAGAAAACGGTGTGGAAATGCTTGAGAACCTCATAAAGGAGGCGTTGTCATGACTTATGAACAGATTGCAGAAATGATGGAAGAAATGGAACTTCCATTTGCCTACCATCACTTTGCTGAAGGTGAAAGTCCTGCACCACCTTTTTTGCTGTTTCTATCTCCTGGAGAGAATCCGTTTTCGGCAGATAATTTGGCATATTTCAGTTGCAAACAGCTGGACATTGAATTGTACACAGACAAAAAGCAGCCGGAATTGGAAGAACAGGTGGAGTCAGTGCTTTCCCAGCACGAGATTTATTATACAAAAACAGAAACATTCATTGATTCGGAAGAATTGTATGAAGTGCTCTATGAGATGGAGGTTTGATCTATATGGCAATGGAGAAAAACAAGGTAAAATTCGGTCTGAACAAAGTTCACTATGCAAAAATCACTTCTTATGATGAAGAAGGTGTGCCGACATTTGCAACTCCGGTTCGCATTCCCGGTGCAGTGTCGCTGTCTATCGATGCAGAAGGGGAAGCATCCAATTTTTACGCTGACGATGGTGTGTACTATGTGATCAACAATAACTCTGGTTACACCGGCGATCTGGAAATTGCACTGGTTCCGCTTGAGTTTGCGACAGACATTCTCGGTGAGAAGCTGGATGGAAAGGGCATTCTCACGGAAACCAATACCGCAGAAGTATCGCAGTTTGCACTGCTGTTTGAATTCAGTGGCGATAAGAATAAAATTCGGCACTGTCTGTTCTGCTGCTCTGCCTCTCGTCCGGCAACAGAATCCAGCACCATTGAGGACGAAAAGGAAGTTAAAACAGAAACGCTGTCTTTGACCGCAACAGCGTTGAACAGTGGTTTGGTAAAAACTAAAACCTGTGAGAAAACGGATGCCGAGGTTTATGAGAACTGGTATAAGGCGGTATATATGCCCAATCTGACTGCCGCTGTACAGAGTGGTAAGGCATCCGCAGCATCTGTAAAAGCGTAAGGAGGGTGCAGTATGGCAATTCAGAAGAACATCACCATTGACGGGATTGATGTGCCGTTCAAGGCAAGTGCGGCAGTTCCCAGACTGTATCGCTTGAAATTCCGCAGAGATATTTATCAGGACTTTGCAGCACTGCAAAAGTCTGTGGGAGAAAATACAGAGGAATCCTCCGCACTGGACATTGAAAGCCTTGAGGTATTTGAGAACATCGCCTATATCATGGCAAAACACGCCGATGCAGCCATTCCGGCTTCTCCGGATGAATGGCTGGAACAGTTCAACACGTTCAGCATTTACGAAATCCTGCCACAGCTGATTGACCTCTGGGGCTTGAATGTAGAAACACAGGTCAAGTCTAAAAAAAACATCGAAAAACTGACCGCCCGATGACAACGCCCCTGTTCCTTCTCCGATGTGTGCAGATCGGGCTGTCCCTCTCAGAGCTTGATCTGCTCACGATCGGAGTCGTGAATGATATGTTCACCGAACGGGAGAATGACGAATACAAATATCATATGTTAGCGGATCAGAGTGACTTCGATAAATTTTGATAAGGGGGTGAGATTGTATGGCTAATAGAATCAAGGGCATCACTGTAGAAATCGGCGGCGATACCACCAAGCTATCCAAAGCCCTGGAAGTTGTCAATCGGGACATCAAGGGGACACAGACACAGCTGAAAGATGTGCAGAAACTGCTGAAACTTGACCCCACCAACACCGAACTCTTGTCCCAGAAGCACAAGCTGCTGGCAGATGCGGTGTCTGCCACCAAAGAAAAGCTGGAAGTACTGAAAACTGCGGCAGAACAGGCAAACACTGCTCTTGCAAGTGGTGAAATTTCACAGCAGCAGTATGATGCTTTGCAGCGGGAGATCATCGAAACCGAAAACGAACTGAAACGCCTGACCACAGAAGCAAACAATTCTCACACCGCCTTGGAAAAGATGGGTGTTCTGGGTGAAACGCTGCAGTCCGCCGGAGACAAGATCTCTGGCGTGGGACAAAAGCTGCTGCCGGTCACTGCTGGTGTCACGGCTCTGGGCACCATTGCTGTGAAAACTGGTGCGGATTTCGATTCCGCCATGTCAAAGGTGGCAGCGGTGTCCGGTGCCACCGGTTCAGAGATGGATGCTCTCCGGGAAAAAGCCCGTGAAATGGGCAGCAAGACAAAATTCTCTGCAAGTGAAGCTGCGGATGCTATGAACTACATGGCAATGGCAGGCTGGAAAACCAACGATATGCTCAGCGGTATTGAAGGTATCATGAATCTTGCTGCTGCTTCTGGGGAAGACTTGGCATCTACTTCAGACATTGTCACAGACGCTTTGACCGCTTTCGGTTTGTCTGCCTCGGACAGCGGACACTTTGCAGATATTCTGGCTGCCGCATCAAGCAATGCCAATACCAACGTCAGCATGATGGGCGAAACTTTCAAGTATGCCGCTCCGGTATTGGGTTCTCTGGGATACTCAGCTGAGGATTCTGCCATTGCCATCGGCTTGATGGCAAACGCCGGTATCAAATCCTCACAGGCTGGTACGGCACTGCGTTCCGCCATTACCAATCTGGCAAAGCCAACAGATACGGTAGCATCTGCTATGGAACAGTACGGCATTTCTCTGACGGATAGTTCCGGCAAGATGTATTCTCTGCGGGAACTCATGGAACAACTCCGACAGAAATTGGGCGGACTTTCCGAGGCAGAACAGGCACAGGCGGCTGCCTCGCTGTTTGGCAAAGAGGCAATGTCTGGTATGCTGGCAATCATCAACGGTTCTCCGGCGGATTTTGAAAAACTGTCCAATGCCATTGACACCTGTTCGGATACAGTAGACGGCTACAATGGCACAACTGAAAAAATGGCGGCAGTCATGCAGGATAACCTTGCTGGACAAGTAACCATCTTGAAGTCCCAGCTGGAAGAACTGGCGATTTCCTTTTCTGACATTCTGATGCCCACCATTCGCTCCATTGTTTCCCGCATTCAGGAATTGGTGGACAAGCTGAATCAACTGGATCCGCAGACAAAAGAAACCATTGCGAAAATTGCACTGGTGGCTGCTGCTTTGGGTCCGATGCTGGTGGTACTGGGAAAGACCATCTCCAGCGTGGGAACAGTCTTTTCCGCAGTATCCAAACTGCCTGCACTTTTCTCGGCTGTGCAAAGTGGCATTGGTGCCATTACCGGAGCGTTGGGTGTGTCATTAGGTCCGCTGCTTGCCATTATCGCAGCTGTTGCCGCTTTGGTGGCTGCCTTTGTGCATCTCTGGAAAACCAATGACGAATTCAAAAGCAATATCATCGCCATCTGGGAACAGATCAAAAGCACCTTTACCGGATTGACACAGGGCATCACTGACCGGCTAAATGCTCTGGGATTCGACTTTGAGAGTTTTACCGATGTGCTGAAAGCAGCGTGGGACGGGCTGTGCAATCTGCTGGCTCCCATTTTTGAAGGTGTCTTTCAGAATATTTCCAACATCTTTTCAGAGTTTACTGGCGTTCTTCTGGGGCTGCTGGACGTGCTGATTGGTCTGTTCACTGGCGACTGGGAGCAGTGCTGGAATGGCATCAAGGGGATTTTTACGTCTATCTGGAATTTCGTTGTCAACACGTTCCGTAATATCATGAATACCCTGAAAGGCATTGCAGATGTGGTGCTGGGGTGGTTCGGAACAAGCTGGAACGAAGTCTGGACTTCCATCAAAACATTTTTCGTAGATACATGGAACAGTATTGCTTCCTTTTTCACGGGAATCGTTACCGGAATCCGGGACTTTTTCGTCAACACATGGACATCCATTTCCAACACTTTTACCGCCATTGTCACTGCCATTCAGACAGTGGCAACGACCGTATTTACAGCGATTCGGGATTTCTTCACTGCCATCTGGACTGGAATCTACAACTTTTTCAGCACGATTTTCAATGCCATTTACACTGTGGTTTCTACGGTATTTCAGGCGATTCATAACGTCATTACGACCGTTTGGAATGCCATTTACACCACCTTAGAACCGCTGATCACAGCATTCGGCTATCTGTTTCAGACGATTTTTGAAGCCATTCAAATCATTGTGGGTAGAGTGATGGACTGGATCTCGGAGAAGATCAGTGCCATTTGGAATGCAATTGTGTCGTTTTTAACACCGATTTTAGAGGGCATCCGAACGACATTTGAAACCATCTGGAATGCCATTTCCAATACGATTTCCACGGTCTTGACAGCGATTCAAGATGTGGTGACTACGATTTGGAATGCCGTATCCGGTTTCATTTCTTCTGTTTTGTCAGCGATCTGGAATGTGGTTTCTTCCATCTGGAACAGCATCTCCGGCACGATTTCCGGCGTGATGAATGCCATTTTTTCTGTGGTATCCTCTATCTGGAATCAGATCAGTTCAGCGGTTTCCAATGTTCTGAACGCTATCCGGTCAGTGGTATCTAACATCTGGAACAGCATCAAGAGCACCATTTCCAACGTGATGCAGAGCATTTCTTCTACGGTGTCCAGCATCTGGGACAACATTCGTTCTGCGGTTTCCGACAAAATCAGCGGCATCAAGTCCACCATTCAGAATGGGTTTGATGCCGCTGTGGGATATATCAAGGGACTGGCGTCCGATGCCTGGAACTGGGGACGGGACATCATTCAGGGAATCATTGACGGCATTCAGAGTGCCATCGGCTGGCTGGCGGACTGCGTCACCAATGTTGCCGATACCATTCGAGATTTCCTGCACTTCTCTGTACCAGACAAAGGTCCGCTGACAGACTACGAAAACTGGATGCCGGACTTTATGAAAGGACTGGCAAAGGGCATCGACAAGAGCAAGAAGTATGTGGAGAAAGCCGTAGGCGGTGTGGCGAAAGCCATGCAGCTGACCATGGATTCTGATTTGAATTACAGCTTGCATGGAATCTCCGGAGCCATGCTGCCCGGCAGTTCCGGTGGAACGGTGAACAATTATTACAATACCGACAACCGGAAAACGGTGAATCAGACCAATCAATCGCCGAAGGCACTGTCACGGTTGGAGATTTATCGGTTGACACGGAATGCGTTGAATGTGTAATGGGGGTGTGTGATGTATTTTTCTCTGGTTTTAGAAAATGAAAACGGTGAACGATTAGATATGACCACCACCGCCAATCAATACATGACCTCCAAAATCGAAGGTCTGAATCCGCCAGCTGGGACGATTTCCACTTCAAGCTATGCTGGCATGAACGGCAGCTACCTCAACAACGCTTTCATTGAAAAACGAAACGTGGTCATTTCCTTTGCCATGCGTGGCATCGGCATTGAGAAGCGGCGGCATCATCTGTATCATGTGGTTAAGCCGTCCCGATACATCAAGATCTGGTACAAGACGGCGAACATCGATGTCTATGCCGAGGGGTATGTGGAAACCTGTGAAGTGGAGCATTTCGAGCAGCAGATCAGCGGTCAGATCTCCATTCTCTGTCCGGACATTTACTGGTACAGCCGGGATATTTTCTATGCCTACTACAGCGGTGTGATCGGAGCATTTCACTTTCCCTTTCCGGAGAGCGATGCTCCGTTTCCTTTGGGTGTGTACTCTAACAGCAACCTGTTTTCTATTACCAATGATGGCGATGAAACTGGATTCACACTGCGAATTGAGGCATTGCCCAGCGACATTCCGCAGGAAGTGGTGGCAGTGACACCGACCATCTACAACGAAAACGGCGAGTATCTGCAAATCAAAGGCGATATTCTGACCGGTGATGTCATTACAGTTACCACGAAAACCGGAAACAAGACCGTCACGCTGACACGCAATGGCGTAGACAGCAATATCCTGAACCGACTGGTTTCCGGCTCGACTTGGCTGACACTAAAAGAAGGCACGAATATCTTTCGGGTTGAGGCAGTTCGTGGTGTGAAAAAGCTGCGTGTGACATTAATGCACCGCAATTCCTATTTGGGGGTATGAGAAATGCAGTTGGAAATTTACAACCTTATCCCAGAAAAAAACCGCATTTCTGTTTCTTTGGAAGCTATCTGCGACAGCTATTCTTCGCTCTTATGGGACATTGAGTTCTACCAGTGCGGCTGCTTTGAGGTGTATATCGCCGCCAGTCCCCAGAATGTATCCATCTTTCAGCGTGGCAGAATTGTGGCGAGGAGCGATGATGCACAGCACTTCGGCATCATTGAATCTCTGCAATTGGAGACGGATGCCGAAAAGGGCGATTATCTGACAGTCACCGGACGGTTTCTTGCCTGTCTGCTGGAACGGCGGATCATCTATCCCACCATCACCGCAAACGGCAGCTATGAGGACATCGTCCGCAAGGTGCTGTCCCGCAATGTGATTTCTGCCGGAATCCGCAATCTGCCCGGTTTTTCCATGGGTACGGTTTCCGGTGACTGCTGGCAGAAAACCGCACGAATGCAGGTCAGCTATGACAACATTTTGGAATGGCTGTACAGCCTTTGTGAAACCATCGGCGGTTCGGCAAATGTGCGGCTGGATGGAAACGCACTGAAATGCGATCTGTTTTCCGGAACAGACCGCAGTTTGTTGCAGGACGGCAATCCCCACATCGTATTCTCCGATGCGTACAACAATCTGCTGTCATTCTCCTATGCGGCGGACGATGCGGTGCAGAAAAACTTTGCCTATGTGCTGGGCTGCGGCGAAGGAAATGCCAGAAAGCGAACCACCTTCTGTTCCGGTACAGAGCCGACCTATCTTGACCGCTATGAGGTCTATGTGGACGAGCGAAACACCACACAGGAAGAAGATGTGACGGATGCGGAATATCTGGAAATCTTGAAAAGCAGCGGTGCGGAACATCTGGTGCAGCCAAAAACGGCATCGGAATCCGCCATCGCTGCTTTTTCGACCCAGTATCAGTACAACAAGGATTACTTTGTGGGCGACTATGTAACCATGGAACAGAAACGCTTTGGCTTGATTCAGCCTCGAATCCAGCTGATCGGCATGGTGGAGAGTTTCGACCAGAACGGCAGAAGTCTGACACCGACTTTCAAAGAAACGGAGTGATATTCATATGTCTTTTTCCTACGGCTTTTTTAACGCACAAAACCTTGACCGGGTGTATACCGCAGAGGATTTTACTGCATATCTGTCCAGTTTGATTTGCAACGGGATTCTGGATACTTACCGGCAGTGTTTTGCACCAACAATTAAAAATTTATCCGTTACATTCGGCACGGGCAAGGCGTGGATCGATGGACACTATTTTATCAGTGACACCCTGCATACCATCGACCTTTCTTCTTATGTAGATGAATCTCTGAATCGTTATGTAGCGATCGGAATCTACTGTGATCGTTCCACTCGTACCTGTGGGATTCGTGTTCTGGCAGGTACAGCAGCCACAAGTCCAACCATTCCCACCTTTACCAACAACAATGTGACGACTTATCTGACTTTAGCAGTTGTAAGACTGCGTGCTGGAACGACAGCTATTCTGGATTCTGACCTGACAGACTGCCGTGCAGATGAGAGTAAATGCGGTTACTGCAAGTGTATTCTTGGCAAGTGCAGAGTGACGGAGATGCTTGTCGAAATGGCAAAGACGAATGCCACGCTGGACGAACTGCAAAAGCGTCTGGATGCAATGAACAGTCAGATTTCCGAACTGCAAACCAAGGTGGATGACTTGACCGCAGGCGAAATCCTAGCGACCGGACAGTGCGGTGAAAACATCTACTATGTTCTCTATGACAATGGAAAATTGCTGCTGCGTGGCACGGGTGCAACCTACGATTATACCTCTCATGATTCTGTGTTTGATCAAAACGACCAGATTAAGGAGATTGTGCTCAGCAATGGCATTACTGGTCTGGGTGACCGTTTGTTTTATCATTGTGCCAATGCGAAAACGGTATCTCTGCCGGCTACACTGACCAGCATTGGTGATTCCGCTTTTGCACAGGAAGATGCTGTAATCAATGATACCGCTGGTCTGACTTCTGTTACCATTCCGCAGGCAGTTACTGCGATCCAGTCATATGCCTTTTATCACACTGCCATTGCAGAAGTCACTGTGCCTGCCAGCGTGAAAACGTGGGGAAAGTATGTTTTCAGCGGCTGTGCAAAGCTGAAGACTGCTCGTGTTTCGTGTAATTCCATTGGTGCTTTTGCGTTTACAAGATGTACAGCATTGTCCAGCCTTACCATTTCTGCGAATTGCAGAACCTTTGGGGAAAATATGCTGACATACTGTGAAAGTCTAACGGTCATCACATATGAAGGAACGATCGCTCAGTGGAACGCCATCACCAAACCGGTCAACTGGATGTCCTCCGGAGGACATTCCTACAACGATTATCTGAAAAAGATCCAGTGTGTAGATGGCTATCTGGAATATGATACGGAAACCCATACATGGAACGAGGTGAAAAACGAATGATGAAATTTTTAGTGAAACAGCAAAAAATCGAAGCACTGGAGCGAGAGGTCATTGCCTCTGACCAGATCGCATTTGTTTCGGTGAAGTTCGTGTTCGATGGGGCTTGGAAAACGCTGCACAAAGTGGTGCAGTTCACCCAGTGCGAAGAAACATACAATTTGGTGCTTGGCATAGAAGGAACAACCTGCTTGCTGCCGTCCGAACTGCATCCCGGTGCAGTAAAGATGAGTTTATTTGGTTACGATGCAGAAAGCGATACTACACTGCGTGCAACAACCGTACCAGTAACTCTTCACATTCGACCGTCTGGGTTTGTTGCAGATGGGGATACGCCAATTCCGCCGACGCCGGATCTGTATACGCAGCTTTTGAAAAAACTCTCCGAGATGCAAACCGGGGCAAACGGAAAGGACGGTCGTTCTGCTTATGAAATCGCCATAGAAAATGGTTTTGTGGGAACAGTTGCAGAATGGCTAGAAAGTTTGAAAGGCAGGGACGGTATTGATGGTAAGGACGGACTACCGGGAAAGGACGGAAAAAATGGTGCAGATGGTTTGCCCGGTAAGGACGGCACAAATGGGAAAGACGGTAGAGATGGGATTGACGGAAAGGACGGCGTTTCTCCGGACTTGACAAATTATCCGGATACCGATGCTGTAAAAGCACTGATTCAAGCTGCGGTTCAGCCGCTTTTACAGCAAGCACACATTCATAAAAATCTGGATGTTTTAGATGATTTAACGGCAGATGAACTCTCTTTGCTGCGTGCTCTTCAGGAATTCGAGGATGATACAACTTACAATATCCAAACATTCCGGGAAGCCATTGCAGCACTGAATGAAAAGGCACATACCCACGAGAATCAATCCGCATTGGAGCAGATCACTGCCGCTAAAATCGCACAATGGGATGGTTTCGGCACACAAATCAACGGACTTAGCACAAAGGTTACAGTCTATTCAGAAAAGACAGAACGCACTTTGGAGAGCCTGCAAAAGCAAATCGACAACCTGACAAGCGGCAGAAATTACACCATTCTATTTCAGTCCGGACAGGATGCCATTTCGACCTATGCATCAAATCTCAGCATGATTCTGGACGGCGGGTATCAGACCATGAAGGATTTTCTGGCTGCCTATCCGCAGTTTTGCAGTGCAGAAAATGATTTCGTGCTGTCCTACTCGCAGGAGTGCTTCAACTGGGATAAATCGGTCTTGACCGTTTGTGCAAAGCCTCTGTCCTTGACGAAAAAAGCTGAAATCGTGATGTCCTATCAGTCGGGTTCAAGTGAAGCCGGAAGGCTGTATCTGGTGCAAAAGCCGCAGAAGATCGACATTCCTATTGGCGTGTATGTGAATACAGAGATCGATGCAAATCGTGCGGTTTCTCTGGATTTCCAATGGCTGCAGTCGGAAACCTTTATCACCACCATCACAGAATGCACCGGCATTTCTGACGGCGAATATTACCTTGCCTGGGTAGGCAGAAGCAACAATTCCCACCCGAAAATCCGATTCCTGAAAGTACTGGAGGGTTGAAAATGAAAGATACCATTTGTGTAGCTGTCGGCTTGGTCGGCGGCTTTTTTACTGCCATTTTTGGCGGCTGGGACTCCGCTCTGGTGACACTGGTCGTCTTTATGGCAATCGACTTTTTCACCGGCATCATCACCGCCATGATGAAAAAATCGAAACACACGGAAAGCGGCGGACTTTCTTCCAAAGCCGGCTGGTTCGGTCTGGCGAAAAAAGTATGCACCTTGATGCTGATCGTTGTTGCAGTTCGGATGGATATTCTGCTGAATACCAACTACATCCGGGATGCTGTTTGCATCAGCTTTTGCCTGAACGAACTGCTTTCCATTGTGGAAAATACAAGTTTAATGGGGATCCCGTATCCGCCTGCAATTCAAAAAGCAATTGATGTTCTGCAAACGAAAATCGGCAGAACAGAAGAAACAACCGACAAGGAGGATAAGTAATATGACTATTTTAAGACCAGATTCTACATCCACACTTGGCGGCGTGACCGTCAAGGAGTATTTACTCACGAAGCATAATCCGAATCGCATTGATATGCCGAGTGTTTCTATGACCGGAAAAATTATCGGTGTGACCGTGCATAACACGGATTGGATTTCCGTAGCATCCGGCACAACGCCGGCGGAGCAATACACTCGTGCAACCGTCAACGGCAACATGAATGATGTTCGGGTGCACTACTATGTGGACAACACCTGTGCGTGGCAGAACTTGCCGCTGACGCTTTCCGGCTGGCACGCTGCGGACGGCTCCGGAAACGGCAATCGCAGAACAATCGCAATTGAGTGCATTATGAGTTCTGCCTATAACGATAGAGATAAAAAGTCAGAGGATAACTCTGCAAAACTGGCGGCAGCTTTACTGAAAAAGTACAACCTTGGCGTCGACCATCTCTATACCCATACGCATTGGCTGAATGTCCGTGACGGAAAATCTGGCAGCGTGGATTATCTGAATACAGCAAGGAATCCGTATAAGATGTGTCCGTTGTATATCTTGCCGCACTGGTCTGCTTTCAAGGCGAAGGTGCAGTCTTACATGAAATCAGGTACTTCTGTATCGACAAATCCGACAACAAAGCAACTTTACAGAGTTCGCAAGAGCTGGTCTGATGCAAAGTCCCAGATCGGTGCATTTGCTTCATTGGACAATGCAAAAAAGGCTTGTAAATCGGGATATTCTGTGTTTGACGGCAACGGCAATGTTGTCTATCCAACCAAAAAGTCCGTTGACGAAATTGCCGGTGAAGTCATTCAGGGTAAATGGGGAAACGGCACTGACCGTAAAAACAAGCTTACAAATGCCGGATATGATTACAATGCCGTGCAGAAGCGTGTGAATGAACTGATGAAATAATATGTCTCTGAGTAGTTTTTCGGAACTGCTCAGGGATTTTTTCTTTTAGGGGCTAATTTTCTGGAGCTTTTAGCGGACTGTATGGTAGGAGGTGCTGCTTGTGACAACAGAAGAAAAAAGAACCGTTGAGCTTTTGCGGCAAAACGGAAAAAGCAATGCAGAAATTGCAGAGCATTTGCATATATCGCCCAACACTATTAAGTCCTATCTGAAACGCAAGAAAAGAAGTGATAACTCTTGCCTGATGTGTGGCATTACCATTACACAGACACCGCATAGAAAGAAGAAAAAATTCTGCTCCGACCACTGTCGACAGAAATATTGGAGAAAGAATGCAGGAAGAACCTCCGCAATGAAAGAAGTCGTCTGTGCAGGATGTGGAAAGAAATTCTATGCCTATGAAAGCAAACAGCGTAAATACTGCTCACTTCTCTGCTATCACGGAGGTATTGCGGATGGACAGTGAAAAATTACAAAAAATCAGCACCTATAAGGTCACACTTGCTGTTCTGAAAAAGTGGCGGAAAGACGGCATTATTTCGGAACATGAATTTCGTAAATGCGAGTTAAAAATTGCCGAAAAATTCGATATATCTTTGTGCAGTATATATCGTGAAACTGCTTGACTTTAGGTCGCTTCTGATTTAATATGTAACACTGAGGAGGGATACTATATGGCACGCACCATAAAAAAGGTCGAATTTCTGCCTAAAATGCCAAAACTGCTGAACGTTGCCGCTTATGCCAGAGTGTCCAGCGGCAAGGATGCCATGCTGCATTCTCTTTCCGCACAGGTAAGCTATTACAGTGAAAAAATTCAGAAACACACCGGATGGAAATATTGCGGTGTGTATGCAGATGAGGCAGCAACAGGTACGAAAGACAACAGAGAACAGTTTCAGAAACTTCTTGAAAAATGCCGTGCTGGCAGCGTGGACTTGATTCTTACGAAATCCATCAGCAGATTTGCACGAAATACCGTCACATTACTTGAAACTGTACGTGAATTGAAAGATTTAGGTGTGGATGTTTATTTTGAAGAGCAGAATATTCACAGTCTTTCAGCAGACGGCGAACTGATGCTGACGATTCTTGCAAGCTATGCACAGGAAGAAAGCCGTTCAGCAAGCGAAAATCGCAAGTGGCAAATCCGAAAAGACTTTAAAGAAGGCAAAATCGGGAGCATTACAATTTTCGGGTATCGGAGAAATGCTGACGGTATTCTGGAAATTGAACCCACGGAAGCAGAAATCGTTAAGATGATTTTTTCGGACTATCTTTCCGGAATGGGCGGTCTGAAAATTGCAAAGAAACTGAACGAAATGGGTATCAGAACAGCACAAGGGAATCTCTGGACATCTCCAAGAATTAAGGAATTGCTGTCCAATGAAAAATATGTCGGCGATATGCTTTTACAGAAATATTTCCGCAATAATCATATCGAAAAGAGAAAAATGCAAAACAACGGTGAACTTCCCAAATATCTGGTAGAGGACGCACATGAAGCGATTATCGACCGTGATACATTCCAAAAAGTGCAGGAGTTGATTGCACAAAGACAGTCAAAATTTTCTCATACAGGTTCAAAAAACCGCTATCCATTATCGGGAATGATACAGTGCGGATGCTGTGGAAAAAATTATCAGCGAAAAGTGTTCAAGCAAGGTTCTGCTTGGATTTGTGCCACATTTGCAAGGCGTGGAAAAAAATACTGTCCTGCTGCAAAGCAGATACCTGAAAACATTCTGCAATCCGTTCTTTGCGAGGTTTTAGGGTTGGAGAAGTATGACGACGACGCAGTTCTGAAATATATTCGGCAAATTATTGTTCCCGAACCAAACGAACTGATTTTTATCTTTTATAATGGTAAACAGGTTCAGAAACATTGGGAAAATCCGTCACGTTCTGAAAGCTGGACGGAAGAAATGAAACAAAAAGCAAAGGAAAGGAGTTTACAATGGCACGAAAAATCACAATGATTCCGCAGACCATTAATCCGCAGACACGAACGGCAATGGATACGAGAACAAAACGAAAAGTAGCAGGTTACGCCCGTGTTTCAACGGATTATGAGGAACAGATTACTTCCTACGAGGCACAGGTTGATCATTACACAAATTACATTCAAAGTCGTGATGACTGGGAGTTTGTCAAGGTCTATACAGACGCAGGCATAAGTGCGACAAACACACGGCATCGTGAGGGTTTCAATCAAATGGTGGAAGATGCACTTGCCGGAAAAATCGACCTTATCATAACAAAGAGTGTGAGCCGTTTTGCACGAAATACCGTGGATTCTCTTACTACTGTACGTAAACTGAAAGAAAAAGGAATTGAGGTTCACTTTGAAAAAGAAGGTATTTATACGCTGGACTCTAAAGGGGAATTGCTCATTACAATAATGTCAAGCCTTGCACAGGAAGAATCACGCTCCATTTCCGAAAACGTTACATGGGGACAGAGAAAACGCTTTGCAGACGGTAAAGTCAGTCTGCCATACAGCCATTTTCTTGGCTACAAAAAGGGAGAGGACGGCTTGCCGGAAATTGTACCGGAAGAAGCTGAAATTGTCCGCTTTATCTACAGAAGCTACATGAACGGTCAGACATCTTACGCCATTGCAAAAACTTTGACAGAACGCCATATTCCAACTCCGGCAGGCAAGGAAAACTGGCGGCAGTCCACCATTGAAAGCATTCTGACAAATGAAAAATACAAGGGCAGTGCGCTTCTGCAAAAGAAATTCACAACGGATTTTTTAACCAAAAAGACCAAAATCAATGAAGGAGAAGTTCCGCAGTATTACATAGAGGAATCTCACGAACCGATAATTTCTCCGGAAGATTTTGAAGAAGTGCAGGCTGAATTTACAAGACGCAAGAAACTTGGCAGAAAATACAGCGGCAGTACGATGTTTTCTGCAAAACTGGTCTGCGGTGACTGCGGGCACTTTTTCGGTTCAAAGGTCTGGCACTCAACCAGTAAATACCGCCGTGTAATTTGGCAATGCAACAACAAATTCAAGGGAGAGCATTTCTGTTCCACGCCGCATCTTTATGAGGATGAAATTAAAATACGGTTTATCTCCGCCTTTGCTGCATTTTTTCAGAACAGAGAAATGGTGCTGGAAACTTGCAGGATGCTGTTGGAGGATTTGTCCGATACTTCTGCTCTGGATACTAAAATAGAAATGCTGACCATGGAACTGAACGACATTGGTACTCTGATTCGTGAGCATATTCAGAAAAATGCGGAATCCGTACAAAATCAGGATTCTTACAACCTTCGCTACGATGAGCTGACAGAACAATACGAGAGAAAGAAAGGATTGCTCCAAAAAATGCAGCAGAAACGTATTGAGCACCAGAGTAGAATTGAATCAATGGCATCATTTCTGAGAACTCTTGAGAAAACCAACGAACCCATCGACTACTTTGATGACAGTATCTGGCGAACGACCATCGAGAAAGTAACCGTATTCCATGATGGCAGAATGGTTTTCCAGTTTGTTGATGGGACGGAGATTGAAGCATAAAGCAGGAAACCCACTATGGCATTAAGCTGTAGTGGGTGCTTTTTTTGCTTTTCACAAGAAAACGATAGGTGGGTGCATACTGGAAAACGATAACTGAAAAAGGGTGCATTTTTACTTTGGGAGGGTGCATTTTTTGCCCACAAGAAAACGATTACTTTTCTCAAAACACCCCAAAGTGCGAAATCAAAGCGTATTTTTCACCGAAAATCTTACATAAAAAAACGATAAAAGCCTGAAAACAACGAAGTTTTCAGGCTTTTTGACAATGAAAATGCACCCTTATTTTGTATCAAAATAAGGGTGCAGGTATGGTGGAGGCAGTGCAACAAAATGCGAACTTACAATTCTTACACCATCATTGCTTGCTATCTCCAATATTTTCAAGAAATAGTATATCACATTTTTTTATAACAAAAACCGGCGGTACAAATCAGGAAATCTCCTGCTGTACTGCCGGGTTTCTCATTTCAGTTTCTTGTCAATACTCGCAACATGCTGCAAGATCTGTTCCAGCGTGCCGCATTCCGTGGTAGTGCCGCTGCTGTCGGCATCGCCTGCCGCAGCTACACCTAACTTGCCGTAGAAATAGTCCAGATCCACGCTGCCGGAAACACCGTCCACGCTGCCCTTGTTGCTGTACTGCCACAGCTGGTAAGTTCCGCTGTAGGTGCATTGGCTGCCCCACTGAGCCGCCCAGACCGGCAGGTCGTCCACTGTCAGAATGTGCTGCAATACGCTGGTACTGCTGTACACGCCTGCTCCGGGAATCCTGTCGCAGAACGTCCGGCAGATCTGCGTGTACAAGCTGCCGTTTGCGGTATCCAGCGGCTTGCCGTGTTTCTGCTTGTAGCCGTCCGCATCTTCCATGTCGATCCACACGCCGACAGTCGGCTTTCTGCCGGAGATCATCCGCAGCATATGTGCCGCCTCGCTCTCTGCCTCCTGTGTGGTCAGTGCGTAGGAATACAGATACACGCCGTAGGGCAGCCCCACACGTTCGCACTCCGTCATGTTCCGCACTGCCTGTGCATCATCCTGCTCCGCAATGTCACTGCCGATGCCCACACGGATCACCGCAAAATCCACCTGCCCCGATGCTTTGACCTTGTCCCAGTCGATCACGCCTTGATGCTTGGAAACGTCAATGCCATTTGCCGTTGCTTTCCGGCTGTCCTTGTTGTCTTTGGCAATGCCGAAATAGCTGTAGAAATCGCTTGTCACCGTGTTTGTGCCTTTGGTTTCGTCGCCGTAGTACCGGCTGCCGGTGCGGACATCCAGATGCACTGCCTGGTACTTTGCACTGATATTGGCAATGCCGCCGAAGCCCAGATCCTGTGCCTTGCAGCACACCGTCTTTGCGGAAATAATACCGCCGGAATTGTCGTAGCACACTACGTCTGCCGCTGTCCCTTTGGTGTGCTGCCCTGCTCCGTTGCCGCCGACTGCCTTGTCGTGTGCCGTGCAGCGGTAGCCGCTGTTGACGATGATCTTGCCGCAGTCCAACGCCGCATACAGCTGCTCCAGCTTGTCCACCAGCTCTGCAGCGATCTGGCAGCTGTGGTTTCCGCCGCATTTGCAGCGGAACTCTCTGGCGTTGAAATGTTCGGAGATCTGCGTGGTATCGCTGTTGGAATAGGTTTTCAATGTCATGAAATCATCTCCTTTTTTCTCTGTACAAGATGTACAAATCCGATGCCTGTTTTTTGTCGTATTTTTTAGATATTTTTTTCGGAATTTTCTTGACAACCACCAAAATATGTGGTATAATAGTATCATAGAGAGGAGGTGAGAACATCATTGGCAAAACAAAAAAAGAAGCCCACCAAACGCAAAAAACCAAAGTCAAAGATTGATGTCAGCAATCTTCTGATCGGAGCGTTGGTAGACTTCATCGTAGGAGTTCTGCTAATCCTGATTGATAAAATCATCGACTAACAGAACGGGCGGCATAGGGTGCGAAAAACACCCTCCCTGCTGCTTTTCTATTATACCATAGAAATCTGCCAATGTCAACAAAATGGGAACACTCACCAAACTGGGATGCCTGCTGATATGCTTTGGCATCGCAAAACTCGTGATCTATTTTTACCGGAAGGGAAAAAAATGAACCTAAGAAAAATCCGAAAAGAGAAGGGATATTCTGTGCCGAAACTGTCCGCCCTGGCAGATGTTCCCGTCCGCACCATCGAAAACATTGAAAAGCGAAATCAATGTACTGTTGCAAACGCCATCAAGCTGGCAGATGCACTGGGCGTGACACTGGACGCTCTGTGCCGGGATAACACAGACAGCAACGAATAACCCCACACCACGCCGTTCGGCAGCCTGTACGCTGTCGGGCGGTGTTTTTTTATTTATCTTTCTTTTGCAGCAGTTCCACAGCGTTTTTCAGCACTGCTGGCAGTGGAACGCCCATCAAGCCGGCGTTTTCCAAAATGGAGATCACCTCGTTGCACAAAAATGCAACGCAAACACCAGCACGCACATAGTCCACGCCGAGAACTGCATCCAGTTGTGCTGCCACCAGAACCAACAGCAGCACAACACACTTTTTGGCAAGTCCTCTCCAGCCGATCTTGCTGGACAGCTTGCCCTTCGGCGATTTTCCGGCAGCCGCAACGATCAATCCCGTCACATAGTCTACCGCCATAAAAATCAACAGCGTTGCCAACGCCGTATCCCAGCCGCCAAACAGTCCGGCGATCACACCGCCAACCGTTCCAACGATTGTACAAAGCCATTCCTTCATGCCTTTTCCCCCTCTGCCTCATAATCTCCGGACAGCAGCACCAGCATTTCCGGTGTCAGATCGCCGGATGCGAAGATCTGGTACTGTCCATTGTCCAGCTGTGCCGCCTTGATCTCAGCGGTTCCCCAGCTGCTCCGCTTGATTGCCTTGCCCTGTTTCAGCTGCTCCACTGCTTCTACAATATTCATGATATGCTCCCCCTTAAATCGCTGTGATGGAACGGATCAGCGGATGGCTGTTGTTGCTCCGCCCGACCCATGCCAGATAATATGTGCCTGTTGTGACACCTTCGCAGGGTGTCAGCGTGGTGATGTAGTCCGTGCTGTACAGCCATTGCAGGGACAGGTCAATGTAGCTGCCCTCTGTCTGTGCCTTGCTGAGAATGTCCTCTGCCGTGCCGCTGTCCGACTGCACCAGCCGCATGATGCCGGTCTCCGTGCTGCTTGCCAGAAACCGCACGGCGATCTGTGTTGCCGCAGAGAGCGTCAGCGGCACAGTCGAACAGGTAAAGCAGCTGTAATCCCATCCGAAAATGGATGTGGAATAGTTCAGTGCGTACTCGTTCTTGGAACTACAGAAGTCCGGATACTGTGACACGAAATCTTCCAGACTGTAGAGCGTGCCGTTGTAGAGCAGGCTCACATTTTTCCGGTGGTCTGCATCAAAAACCACTGTTTTTTCGGTCGAACCAGAGGGCAGCAGGGAAACCTTGTGTACCAGCAGATTCAGCTTTTCATCTGCCGTTGCAATGATGCCACGGACAACCAAATGCCCTGCCAGCAGGTCACGCTGGTGGTTGATCTCTGCGATATACTGTGCGATTGTTGCCATTTACTCGGTCACCTCCACAATGTCCGCCAGAGCTGCGGCGATGTCACCCAGAGAATCCTCTAATGCCGTGATTCTCGCCGGGAACTTGCTGCTCAGATTCTCATAGTCCCCCGGACTGATGCGGTTCAGCGTTTCTATGTTGTTGTGATAGTGCCTGGTGGAAACCAGCTGTGTCCACTCTGTTCCACTGATCTTGTTCAGCGTTTCCAGATTGTCATGGGTGTGTGCGGATTCCTCCAGATGCGTGATGGACAGCGTATGCTCCTGCAAGGTATACGTCAGGCTGTCGGACAGCTCCTGCACCTTTTCGTCCACATAGACCGTCTTTGCGTATGGGGTGAGGTCTACGGCTGCACCCTCTGTCAGCGTTGCGATCGTTGTACCGTTGGCATCTGTAATGGTGATGGTCACCACGCTGCCGGACTTCTCCACCTTTGCGACAGGAGAAAATCCGTCTGCACCGTCTTTGCCGGATGCTCCGATATCGCCCTTTGCTCCGTCCGCACCGTGCAGGGATTCCAGCCATGCCGTTTCTGAGCCGCTGTAGCCGTGCTGTACGGCGATTTCATAGGCAGACGCACCGTTTACTCCGTCACGTCCTGTCGCACCGTCTGTGCCGTCCCTGCCGTCTTTTCCGGCAGCTCCGGTGTCACCTTTTTCGCCGGGCTCGCCCTTTTCGCCAGCTGCTCCCGGTTCGCCGGTGTCGCCCTTGTCCCCTTTGAGAGATGCCAGCCACGCCTGCTCCGTGCCGGGATACCCGTTGTCCACGGCAATCTCATAGGCAGATTTTCCGTCCACGCCGTCTTTGCCGTCATGGAGGGATGCGATCTTCTTGTCGATGGCGTCCAACAGCTGTGCATACAAGTCCGGTGTGGGCGGGATCGGTGTTTCGCCGTCGCCCCGGAAACCGGAACGCTTGATGCCAATGCCGAGGGGAACGGTCGTTGCACGGACAGAGCCGTCCGCCGCATAGCCGAACACGCTGACGCTGACACAGCCGGTTTGCAGCTCCGCCGGGAGCAGGCAGCGGCAGACGTTGCCTGTGCCTAGATGCACGTTATAGGTCTTTTCGCCCTGTGCGAACTGTGCCGTTTTGTCCATCTGTTCCCAGTCCGGAGAAAACAGAAAGCACATATCCACGAAACAGATCTGCTGATCGGCGATCGTCTGACGGTTTATCAGTTCCATTTTCTGCCCATAGATGCAAAATTTCAGCATTTTTTCACCTCTCTGTTATTCAGCACTCCACTTTCCGCTGGCGTTCCGCACATAGGTTCCGTCAGAGCAAATCACCTTTTTCAGAAAGGTGTCCGGATCTGTTCCTGTCACGTCCCACGAATCCGTCAGGGATGGAGTTGTTGTATTCGTTTGTTTCTCTACAGCATTCCACTGTGCCTTCGTACCGGCATAAACCAGATTTTCGATTGCCGTTCCGTAAAACGCCTGCAAACTGATGGTAGATACCGAAACCGGAACGGAAAGTGCTGCAATACCTGTGCCGGAAAATGTACGGCTGCTGAGCTTGGTCAGAACAGGCGGCAGGGCGATTCCGGAAAGCTTGCTGCAATCGGCAAATGCGTATGTGCCGATCTCCGAAACCGTCTGTGCGATCAGAGCGGAGGTCACGTTGGACAAACCGCCAAAGAAATGATCTCCGATTTTCGTGATGCCGTCGTCCACAATGATTTTTGTGATACTGTCCGCCGTTCCGTTCTTCGCCCATACGCTGGTTTCGTTCTGGTCATCTGTTGCACCGCTGCCGGAGATACGCAGCAGACCGTTGGTATACAGGGTGTACGCTGCATTTTCGCCGCACGTTCCGGAATCTAGCACTTTGACATCCAGAGCATCCATTTTCTTTTCCAGAGCGTCCATCCGGCTTTCCAGTGCCGCCATCTGTTCCTGCAGTACGGTAACGCCGCATTTGCCCAGAATACACTTGCAGTAGCCGCAGAGAGTTTCGTCGTTCCGTACATCCTGCAGGCTGTCGATCGCACCGCCTGCCGCCAGCTTGATGTAGCACAGCGTAAAGTACTTCTTGGTGTCTGTGCCGGTGAACGCCGGCTTGTCAGAACTGCCGGCAAGTCCGGCAGCGACCTCGAAGGAGCAGGCACGCACCGAAGATGCGGTATCACAGGAAATGCCGACGGCGATCATGCGAGACAAGCCCGTGTCTGCATAGACAGATACGTCAATGACCTGTGGCTGTGCAAGAATCGCATAATGTCCGCCGATCCACGCATACCCTGTGCCGATGGTCAGCGAGGTATCGCTGCAGGACAGGGAAAAGCAGTCGCCCCATGTGTCCAGGATTCCGTCGCAAATGATTGCCGACAAATACCCCGTGAAATTTTCTGCGGTGTACACCCTGTCCTCTGTGCCGTCTGCACAGTTAAAAAAGCCGTATTCCAACGGCGTATTGATCTTTGTTGTGTTCATGTTATCCCTCCAGTGTCTGCATGACCGGTGTCAGACTGTAGCCGTCTTTGTCGAAACTTTCGATCATGCCGATCAGCTGTATTTTCTCAGTCACCAGACCGAACCTTGTGTTTTCTACTGTCACATAGTCCCCGACGGCATAATCGATGCCGTACTGATACTGCCGACCGTCCGAGGCGATAGTCGCCGCACTGCTGGTCTTGATCTCCGTCAGCTTTTCTGCGGCACGGGAGACCAGCAGCTGCCTGTACTGTTCCTCCGGAATCTCCGTCTCCGTGCCGTTGCTGTTCTCCGTGTCGGCAATGTCATTGGCATCCACATACAGTTCGTAGCGATCCAGACGCTGCGGCTCGCTGTTTCCGGTGTAATAGGTTGCCTGCTTTCTCTTAGTGCCAGTCCCCTGTCCGAAGGCGTATGCAAAGTTGGTGTACTCCGTGCTATCGGTCTCATAGGTATAGTTGATCAGATTGTCATAGGCATCGGAAAACACGATGGCAGCTCGCTCTGTCTGCGTGACGCTTCTGTCCACGCCCTCTGACAAGTCAAACTGCAGCTTGAATCTGCCGTCATCGGTGCCGACTTCATACGGTACAAGGGTAATGTTTGCCGTGCCGCCGACCAGCTTGCAGATGGTATAGATCCACTGCATCAGATTTTCATAGCTGACCTGCAGGACGTTCTTGATCTCCCAGCAGTCCCCGGACACTGTTCCCAGATCCAGCGACGGAATCACCCTCTCGGAAGAAGATGCCCACACCTTGATGCAGTTTTTCCGGACGGCGGTCTGCACGATCTCGCCGTATGTCCGCATGGCGGTAAATGTCATGGTGGGATAGATGATGCGGCGTTCCAGCAGTGACATCAGAAAACGCCCTTTTACCGTCAGATAGTCGCCGTTCTCCGCATCTGTTTCCAGTTTGACCTGCTCAATGATGCCATAGTTTTTCGTGTCGTCCGACCGTCCCACCACTCTGCCTCTCCGGAAGATGCGGACGCTCTCCGGGCTTGCACCGATATACACCTCAAACACGCCGCACTCGTAGTACTCCGCATCCCAGATCAGGCTTGTGAAGGTGTCGCAGATGGCGACCTGCGTCAGCGGCTGGTAGTAGCTGCCGCTTTCGTCTGGCTCAGAAAACTGATAGATGTTCAGATACATGACTCACACTCCAAGATATGCTGTCCGCAGGATCACCTTGATCGACACATTCGCAACGCCGACACCGTCCACATAAAATGCATTTTCACCGGTTCTGGCTGTCAGCCATTCCGACAGCTTCAGATTGCCGATCCAGTTCTCCTGCACGCCGTTTCGTGTCATGATGCACGTCTTTCTGCCGATGTGCGTGGTGATCGTTAAGATGTCCCCGTTTTCAATGGGTGCTCTGATCCGCATATACGCACCGGTCTCTGCATTGTAGATGCTCAGATTCCTGGTGCTCTTTCCTGCACCGCCGATGCCGGTGATAATAAACGTCAGCCCGATCTCGTCCCCCTCGTTTTGTAGACGCAGATACCGGGAGCGGTGATAGTACCCCAGCGGCACGCCCCTGCTGTCGATGGCGAACGGAAACTTGAATGCTCCGGAGATGTTCCGGTATTCGGCGATCTGCTCCGCCAGACTGTACCAGTAAATGTCCGGGCATATCACGCTGATCTGTCCGGTGGTGGTGTCGGTGAAGTTGTCTACCTCGTTGGTCTCCACATAGCCCTCTGCATACACGCTGATCTTCCGGGTGCGGTAATACACCTTGATGTAATGTGCCGGCTTTACCACCCGATACAGGGCATGGCGGCGTGATTCAATGTCCACGCCCTTCATGCGGTAAGAGATCACCACATTCCGCTTTTCCAGAAACGCCCGGTTCAGATAGCTGCCGTTGATCCCGGCATAGGCAGATGTGTTGATCGTTCCGGCAGGCGGCGACAGTCCCTCTATCTTAGAGGTCATGTATTGGTTTGCCGTTGTGGTCATGTCCAGCTGCTCCCCGTTTTCATTTTCCAGAATAAGTGTAAAAAACATGATTGCACCCCCCTTGTTTTTTCTCTGGAATTGTTGTATAATAACAAATAATAATCGTTTCCGAATTATTGTGCTTTTATTCAAGCTAATTTAACCAGGAGGAAATAGTATGATTGACCTTGAGAAACTCAAATCACTTTTTGGTAGACCAGAAACTGCGGCTCTTATTGAAGACAGTGAGTATATGAAAATTCAAAATGATGATAAAGCCGGCATTTATTCATCACCACACATATTTGATGCAACAAAAAAGACTGTAAAAGATATTGTAACTTCATTGTCACTTTGTGAATATACAGGGATGAAAACATTCTATGAAGGTGCCGCACAAGGGTACGGTTCCGATATAGAAATTAAAAAACAACTGGACGATTCGAAGTACTACATAATCATACGGAATATTGATAAAGTATCTCCAAGTCATGGTAAATGGGATGATTTAATAGACATCATTAAAAGCCAACGTTATAACGGACAAGCAGAATTTCTTGAAAATTGCTTGATCGTTATAACGAAATCCGACTTGTCTAATATAAATCTCGAATTAGATGTATATTGTACTAAATGTATCCAGTGAAAATCATTACCGTATTTGTATTTATAAGAATCACAGATTATTTGCGTTTTTGGTCTGCCGATAGATTTCCAGACGGGACAACGCCTTGGGGCTGTTGTTGGTCTGGTTCACTGTCCGGCTGTTGTCATAATAGTTGTTCACTGTGCCGCCGGACGAGCCATTGTACATTGCCGGGCTGAGCGTGATGCTGCCTGCAATGTCCGGGATCTTCTGCTGTGCGGCAGAAACGATGGAATCCGATACCTTAGCGACCGCCCGCAGGGCTGCCTTCGTGTTGTCCAGCATGCCGACACCGATTCCGGCAGGAATCCAGCGTCCAACGTCTTTACTCATACGCCGCGAGGGGCTGTGGCTGTCCAGTCCCTTCTTCCCGGTAAAGCCATCCACAATGCCGTCTACGAATCCGCTGACCTTGTCCTTTAGCCACTGTGTTGCACCGGTGATGCCGTTCCAGATGCCTGTAACGATGTTCTCGCCGATTTCCAACATTTTTTCCGGCAGTTCCTCCAGCGTATTCTTGATGTTGTCGAAAATGCCGGTGGCTGCTTCCTTCGCCTTAGAGGGTGCAGATGTCGCAAACTCCACGATCTTCTGAAATGCACCGGAGAAAAACTCGCCGACCTTTCCGGGAAGTGCCTGCACTGTTGTGACGATGTTGTTCCAGATGTTCGATGCTGCCTCTTTCGCCTTTGCCGGGGCGTTCTTGGCGAACTCCACGATCCTGCGGAGCATCTCACCGACAAAATAGCCCACCTTATACGGCAGGTCTTTCAGTCCCTCTACGATGGCGTTCCAGATATTTGATGCCGCCTCTGTGGTTTTTGCCCATACGTCTGATGCCCACTGTGCGATACTGTCGAACATCTGGGAGAAAATCGTTCCCCAGGTTTCCAGCAGCGTCGCCTCGAAGGACACGATGCCGTCCAGGATCGCTTTCAGAATGTCTATGCCCAGCTGCAGCCAGTCGGTCTGCTGCACGCCGTTTACGATGGCAGAGACCAGCTGCGGAATGGCTGCCACCAGCTGCGGGATCGCCGAGACCAGTCCGGTCACAATGCCGCCCACCAGCTGGATCGCCGCCGTGATAAGCTGCGGTATGCTATTCAGCAATGTGTTCTGCATCCCGGTAAGCAGTTGAAAAGTCGCCTGCAGGATCGCCGGAAGGTTCTGGATCAGTCCCTGCACCAGTCCCATGACAAGATCAATGCCAGCCTGCACTAGCTGCGGCAGGCAGTCCAGCAAGCCCTGCACCAGGCTGTCGATCATCTCCAGGGCAGCATCCAGCAATGCCGGTAGATTCTCCAGCAAGCCGTTTACCAGTTCCAGAACCAGCTGTACCGCCGTCTGTACTAACTGCGGCAGGTTTTGCAGCAATCCGTCACACAGCGACTGGACAAGCTGTACTGCCGCATCGATCAGAGCCGGGAGATTCTGTACCAGCCCCTGCACCAATCCGTCTACCAGCTGCAGAGCCGCTGCAATCAGTGTCGGCAATGCAGAGATCAGACCGCTTGCCAGTTTCGACACAATGTTGACCGCCATTGCAATCAACGCAGCAGCGTTCCCGGAGAAAAATGTCACGACCGCCTGCAGCAATGTGTTGACCGCCGCAAGGATTGCCGGTGCAGCCTGCTCAATGGCTGCAATGACTTGCAGCAGTGCTGTCATAACACTGCCGATCAGCACGGGAGCAGATGCGGCAAGATACTGTGCCAGCTGTGTGACAAGGTCCAGGAAGGACGACACCAGGATCGGTAGCACTGTCGTGAGCAGCGGCGGCAGCAGCGTACCGACGGACTGCACCAGTGTCATGAGCAGGCTGTTGAATCCGTCCAGCAAGTCCGGCAGAATGTTCGGCAGCTCTGTTGTCATAGTCACCGCCAGCTGATGCACCAGCTCTTTCACCTTGTTCAGAGCCGCCGACAGGCCGCCGGTGTTAAAGGCGTTGACAATGTCGGTGGCAGCCTGCACCGCTGTTTTCGCAGCCGGTTCCAGGTCTGAGCCGATCGCAATGGCAGCACCCTCGGCAGCGGACTGCAGCAGCGTCACCTTGCCTTTCAGATTGTCCAGCTGTGTGTCCGCCATCTGCTGTGCTGCTCCGGCACTGTTTGCGATGGACTTTTGCAGACCGTCCCAGGTGTCGCCGGTATTGGCAAGCAGAGAGTTGACTGCCGCAAGGTCAGTCTTGTTGAAAACAGAACCGATGATGTTGTCCTTTTCGGCAGATGTCATGCCGTCCATGCTGGCGTTCAGATCGCTCAGAATGTCATTCAGGGAACGCATATTGCCCTCAGAATCATAGGTTTTCACACCCAGATTTTTCAGGCAGTCTGCCGCATCGTCCGTGGGACTTTGCAGGGACAGAATGACGTTGCGGAGATGTGTGCCGCCCTCAGCTCCCTTGATGCCATTGTTGGCAAGGATACCAAGTGCCGTGTTCAGTTCTGCAGTGCCACCCTTGATAGACTTCGCGGTCGCACCGATGGTCAGAATGCCCTCACCCAGCTGTGCCACGGACGTGTTGGTGGTTGACGCTGTCTTTGCCATCTGATCCACCATCTTGTCCGATTCTTCCACGCCCATGCCCAGAGCAGACATGGCATCGGTCACCATATCCGACGCAGATGCCAGATCAATGCTGCCGGCAGCCGCCAGATTCAGCACAGTGGGGAGCGTGTCGCACATCTGCTGGGTGTCATATCCGGCAAGGGCAAGATAGTTCAGTGCATCTCCGCACTGTGTGGCAGAAAACGACGTCTCTGCACCCATCTGCTTTGCCAGCGCGTCCAGCGTATCCATGGTGTTGACGCTCTGACCGTCCACCGTAGACATGGCATCCTTTGCGATGCCCATGGTCGCCTGCACCTGGGACATGGAGCTTTCAAAATCGCTGTAGCTGCTCAGTGCGGCCTTGCTGACAGCAGTGCCGGCAGTTGCTGCTGCTGCGGTATACGCCCCGAATGCCTTTACGCCGGTCTCCACGCCTTTTGCAACGCCGCTGCCTGCCGCCTTCGCCAGTTTGCTGAACTTTCCGGAGCTGGACTCCGCCTTGTCCCCGGACTTTTCGATGCTGTCTCCGGCTTTGGCTGCACTGGATTCCAGCTTTCGCAGATCCTGCTCCGTGGCAATGATCTCACGCTGCAGTCCGTCATACTGTTCCTGTGTGACTTTGCCACTGCCCTTTTTCAGTTCCGCCTCGGCTTGCTGTGCGGCAAGCTTCATGGTTTTCAGCTTTTCCCGTGTGTCAGAGATTGCACCGGCAAGCAGCTTTTGCTTTTGTGCAAGCAGTTCCGTGTTTTTGGGGTCCAGCTTCAGCAAGCGGTCAACGTCTTTCAGCTGAGACTGGGTGTTTTTGATTTTGCCGTTGACACCCTGCAGTGCCTTTTGCAGACCGGTGGTATCGCCGCCGATTTCCACGGTCAGCCCCTTGATTCTGCTTGCCATTCTCTCCCCCCCTTAAAATTGATCGAAATCTTCCTGTGTCGCAGTGTACTGATACTTGAAATCATCGTTACCCTGCTCCGTGAACATATCCTCCACCAGCCCGATCGTCAGATACTGCAGGTCGTTGATGGAGATGCCGACCTGCACGCACCGCAGCAGAAACAGCGGCGTTGTCATTTCCCTGTCAATCGGGCGAGATCTTTTTTTGACTGCACCTGAGTCTCCATGTTTGCCGCCCACAGATCCAGCAGCTCCGGCAGCACCTCATAGATGGAGAACGTGGAAAAGCCGTCCAGCCACTCATCCGGCGTGTTGGGAACAGACGGGTCGGCGTGCTTTGCCATCACATAGGCGATGTTCTCGAAGATTTCCAGGTGATCCAGCACAATGGAAGATTCCGCAGTGCTGTTTTCTCCGGCATCCTCTTTTTCTCCGGTATCCTCCGAGGCTTTGATGTCTGCCTGCAGTGCCAGCAGATCCCGGAAAATGTCCCGGCGGAACCGGATGCGGTACATCCGGGGAACTGCCGCACTCGCCCGGAACTGCACCTCTTTTCCGTCAATGGTGATCGACTTGGTAATTGCCATTGCTGTCCTCCTTATTCTCCGGCAGCTGTCATCTGCACAGAGCTTGACAGATCCGGCATATACGGCTGCTTGAACCAGTTTGCGTATACAGTGGCATCGGTCTTTTCACAGGACTTCGCCTTGACCAGACCGTTGACCAGAGAAGAGGCAGTCAGCGACAGGGATTCTGTCTTGACTTCCTTGGATTCCTCCACCGTGCTGGATTCCGTGTTGGGACGGGATACGGCACAGCGGTGGAACACATGGCGGATCTTGTTTTTGTCTCCGGTAAACTCGAAGAACAGTGCAAACTCCGAGGTCTCCGCATCGGCGGATTCCACCAGAACGCCCTTTGCGTCCAGCTTTTCGCCCAGGATCTCTGTTGCAAATTCCGTAGTAACCAGAGCGATCTCCAGATCGCCCTCATAGCCGGAATTGTTGGACAGCACATAGTAGACCATGTCGTCCGCATAGAAGTTCTCGTTTTCGCCGTTGGCATCCAGCGACAGGTTTACTGCACCGGGCAGTCTCTTGACGGTGCCGTAGATCGGCATCTCGTCCTCGTCATAGCCTGTGATCTTCGCCCAGTGTACGTTTTTCAAGCCAAACTTGACTTTGTTTTTTTCCATAGCCATAAATATACCAGCCTCCTGCTGCAATTATCGGATTCTCATACTTCTATCTCGTAAAGCACTTCATACAGTCTTTCCGATTCGATATAAGATTCCGTTTTCGTGTAATAGATCTCGTGCCGGGTCAGCACTTTCTCCACCCGTTCTTCCAGTTCCGGTTGCTTTCGGTCTGTGTACAGCTCCACGTCCAGCTGTTTGAAACTGAAATACGCCACATCATCCGCTGAAAACGTCTCCTCTCCGGGAGAGAGAAACAACAGAAACGGCGGCGGCGGACTTTCACCCTCTGCGAAATGATGATAGGCGAACGGCAAGCCGATCTCCTGCACCATCGCTGCAATTTCTTCGTAAGTCATGACATCGCCTTTCGGATCAGTTCTTCCAGCATCTCTTCTCCGTGATCTTCTGCCAGTGCAATATGAGGACGTGCCGCCACACGACCGCCGCCACGCTTGGCGTGTCCTTTTTCCAGAAGGTGTGCGATCTGATAGCGGCTTTTGGAATGCACAGTCATCTCAATGGAATGGCTGCTTTCGCCAGTCTTTTTCACTGCCCAGCTTTTCGCATACTCGCCGGTGCGTTTCGGTGCATTTGCGGCGATCTCTTTTTTCACCTGTGTGGCAGTTTTCCGGACTGCCTTTTTCATTTCCGCATCCGCCAGCTCCACATACTCCTCCAGCCCGTTCATCACCGCCGCTGCCAGATCGTCAATATCCACATTGCTCATCACATTCCACCAGCCTTTCCTGCTGCGACACCGCCGTGATCTGCACCAGATCGCCGCTGGTGTAGTACGGCATCACACCGGTAACGTTGTAGACCTCGCCGCCGAACAGGATCCGGTGGCGGTTGCTGCACAGTGCCGCTGTCTGAGCACTTTTCAGCACGATCGCTTTCATCGTCTGCCGCATGGACGTAACACCCGCCTCTGTTCCCTCCGTGGATGCAGTAATTGTCACGTTTGCCCACAGCTCCAAAAAATCCGTCCATGCACTGGTGTGGTTGCCGATGCGGTCTGTCACCGTTTCATTCTGCTGCACGGTGATACGCTGGTTTCTCTCTGCAATCGATATTGCCATCAGATCACTCCCTCCCGCTGTGCAAACAGCATTGCCCGCAGCGTCAGCAGCAGGGCGTTGTGGTCGGCGTTCTCCCGGTGGGTATACAGATAGGCGACGGCGTACAGCGTGGCAGTGTGACAGGTCTCATCCTGCTCATACTGCTCTGCCGACACCCTGCCCACGTCCTGCACCGTCTGCTTTGCAGTCAGCAGCAGGGACTGGATCAGCTCGTCGTCCTCGGAATGCTCCACACGGAGATAGTTCTTTGCCTCTTCCAGCGTCACCATACAGCACCTCCATCACTTCACTGCCAGCAGCTTTACCGCCTCAGGCAGGATCAGCTTGCCGTCCACACGTTTGGATGCCAGGAAGCCCACCTGTCCGGTCATGGAGAACAGCTCGTCCAGACGCTTGAAGGTGATGCCCTGCCGGTCGCCGATCCAGTAGTAGCTGAAATCGCCGAAGGCAATGCCGGTCTTGCCGGATGCCAGAGCCGGAATGTAGCTGGAAGTCACATACGGACGGTTCATGATCATGTCCGGCACGCCGGCAACCACAGACGGCTGCCAGATGTACTGCCCTGTGGTGTCCTTCACCTTGCGGAGTGCCTTGACGGTGGCGTCGTTCATCGCCCATGTGCCTTTCTTGCGGTACGGGCTTTTCAGGCTGTAGTACAGCTCCAGCATATCGTCAAATGTCACCGATGCCGATGCGGCAGTCACGCCGGTCTCTGCACCGTCGGTGGTATTGAAAATGCCGGTCGGCTTGCTCTTGCCGTCACCGACCCAGAACGCCTCCTCTTCCTTTGCACCCAGCCGTCTGCCGAACTCTCTGGAGATGTACGCCTCCAGGTCAAAGGCGGCATCATTGAGCAGCTCTGTGGAAACCTTCAGTGCCGTACCCACCTTGTACGCACCCAGGGACTTCTGTCCGAAGGTGTCGTCCGACAGCGGGAAGGTGCCTTCCTCGTCGATCCACGATGCCTCGCCCTTGTCGCTGACAATGGGAATCTTCCGGTCGCCGGATGCTGTGGTGATCACAGTCGCCAGCGTGCGGAACACGTTTTCCTCCTCCAGTGCCTCGATCAGCTGACGCTCGTGAGGTAGCAGTGTGCCGCCTTATCATCTTTCGATGACAGGTTTGCACAAAGCCCCTCCCAAACCGTGCTTACACCTCTCGATGTACACGGCTTTCCATTCA